CTGGTGAACATCGACCTTGGCAGCCTGGCACTGGACGCATTGAGGCATAGAAGTGTCACGCCCGTAAACGGCCTTGACAAAGACACGATTGACGAGGGTTAACCTTTGGAATCTGGGGGGCCGGTGGCCGCCGGCTGGCCGCCGCCGCGCCGCGCCCCCCCCCGTCCCGCGCCTGTCGGGGGGCGGCTGATGCGGCACTAATCACCTACCAACCTGCATCCCTAAAAAAAATTTTTTTTAAAAACCACTTGACAACCCGCCAACCTGCTACATAATTGCACTGTCAGTCAATAAATTAACAGGGAGAGCAACTAAATGACAGTCTACGGGTATGTGAGGGTGAGCACTACAGAGCAGGTTGACAACACCAGCATGCAGGAGCAAAAGCGCCAGATCAGCGGCAACGCGATGAGCCACAACCTGGTGATCGACCAGTTCATTGAGGATGGCGGCGTGAGTGGTGCAGACCCCTTCTTTGCACGACTCAGCGCCAACAGCGTCACGCTCCAGCAGGGCGACACTGTGATCGTGGCCAAGCTGGATCGGTTCAGCCGTGATTTGCTGGATGCCTTGCAGTCGATCAAGAAGTGCAAGGAGCTTGGCGTCAAGCTGATCATCAACGGCCACGGGGATGTCACCGACAGCAGCAACATCTACGCGCAGTTGATGCTGGAGATCCTTTGCTCATTCGCAGGCCATGAGCGCAGAGTGCTCAAGGAGCGCCAGAAGCAGGGGCAGGCCGCCAAGCGCAAGGCTGGTGGCCATCTGGGTGGCAGCGCCAAGTTCGGGTACACCATCCAAGGCACTGGTCAGGCGGCAGTCCTGGTCGCCAAGCCAGAAGAGCAGGCAGCGCTGAAGTACGCCAAGGAGATGAGGGCGACAGGAATTTCGTTTAGAGCCATATCGGCAATTTTAAAAACCAGCCACGGGGTAGTTGTTTCGCACGAAGCAATCCGCAGGGCATTACAAGGAGAGACAGCATGAAGTTGATGCATGAACACATTACAGGACTATGCCGCCAGCCACTGGAGTGCTGGTACGAGTGGGAGGCCGCAGAGCCTGAAGTTAAAGAGGCCGGCGTAGTAATTGAGCCTGCTATCCCTGAACAGGTATATCTGGTGGAGGTCTGGGTAAATGGCGCTGATATATTCGAGTTAATCAGTGATGACATGAAGGAAGTTATTGAGATTGCGATTAAAGAGGATAGATATAAATGACGCCATTAAATCATGGCGGCAAAAGAAAAGGCGCTGGCAGACCCAGAGCCAATATATCTGTCAGCAGGGTATTAAAGTTATTCTCTGAGGGAGTAACTAAGAAAGATATAGCAGAGAAATTTGGAGTTAGTGAAGTAACAATTGGTCGAATTATTAAAAGGGAGAAACGATAATGTGGAAATATCTGTGGACTGAATTGAGGTTGATGCTCAAGACCGTGACACCGGCTCAGGCCGTGGCGCATGAGTTGCTGATTGCGGAGCATGAATTGCTGGCGGCTCAGAGTGGGGTGGAGTACGCCCAGGCGCTGGTGACCTACAACAAGCAGCGAGTCAAGCGGCTCAAAGCATACTTTGACAACACTGAGGAGGTGGCGACATGATCATAGGAAAAATTAAAGTTGAGCCAGCGTTTCCTAGTGTTTTTGACCATGAACGGGGCATGACCCTGCGCGACTACTTTGCGGCATCTTTCATCACCTCTGGTGTTGTGTTCAAAAATCTGTCATCAGGCAGCACAACGGATGAGGTGGCCGCGCAAGCATACGCATTGGCAGACGCCATGCTGAAAGCGAGGCAAGCATGACCAGGATGTGCGGCACGGGGTATCGGGAATGCCCACGCCAGCCGACTTGCGGCATGGACTGCCACTTCACCACGGCAGGGCTTGAGCCAGAGACGCGCAAGGTCAAGGCGTATCCGGCAGTGCCGGAGGATATTGAGCCAGTGCCGGAAACATGGCAAGTGATCGGCAGTGTTGTGGTCGGCTTTGTGCTGGTGGCGCTGGTGGTGATAGCAGCCCTGTTTTTCTTCACGGGGTTTTACATTTGGAGTCTGCTGATATGAACCCGCACGACATAGCAAGCTACACCTTTACCGAACAGTCCTCCAAGATGTTCTTGCTGGCTACGCCACCCAAACCTGTTGGCGGCTATCGCATGGGTGAAGAGGCCAATGTGGATATATTATTTTTAGCATACCAAATAAACCTTGCTGGATTCACCGCATGGGTGTGCGTCTGGTGCTGGGCTGGAAGTGGGTGGACGCATGACTAAAGACGAAGCACTGAAGCTGGCGCTGGAGTACATTGAAACAAATGCACATGAGCGTAGGCATGTTCGATGGGCAATTAAAGAAGCCTTAGCACAGCCAGAGGATCGCAACTTCTGCCCGAGGTGCGGCAAGCGCAGGGGTGGGGATGTGAACTACATTCACACATGCACACCGCCGGACGACAATGCATTGCAGCGCGGTTTGGCCAGAACAAAAGAAGTTGTAGCCGGCTCACAGGCTTTTTACGGATTTCCTCATGGGCCGGTAAGTACGCCAAACGCAGGCGGCAAATGCGTGACTGCTGGAGAGACAGCACCTAAAGAGTCCACATGATCAAAAAAAATGTCTTTGCCGAGTGGGTTGAGCGATACCACAATGACCCCGTGCTGTTTGTCAAGGAGGTGCTGGGCGTAGACCCAGACCCGTGGCAAGAGAAGTTTTTGCGTGCAATTGCCCGTGGAGATCGAAAGATCAGCGTGCGATCTGGCCACGGGGTGGGGAAATCCACGGCAAGCTCATGGGCGATGCTGTGGTACTTTATGACCCGCAGCCCTGTCAAGGTGGTGGTCACCGCGCCGACCAGCAGCCAGCTTTATGACGCGATGTTTGCGGAGTTGAAGCGCTGGATCAACGCGATGCCCGTGCCTTTGCAGTCCTTGCTGACTGTCAAGCAGGAGAGGATCGAGTTCAACGCTGCACCGACTGAGATGTTTATATCGGCCAGGACAAGTCGAGCCGAGCAGCCCGAGGCTTTGCAGGGCATTCACTCTGAGTATGTGATGCTGGTGGCCGATGAGGCGTCAGGTGTGCCGGAACAGGTGTTCGAGGCGGCGGCTGGATCGATGTCCGGCCACAACGCTGTGACTTTATTGCTGGGCAATCCGGTGCGGAGCAGCGGGTTTTTCTACGACACGCACACAAGGCTGGCCGGCGAGTGGACAACCTTTCAGGTGGCATGCACAGACTCGCCTCGGGTGTCGGATGAGTATGTCAAAGAGATGGCCATGCGCTACGGCGAGGAAAGCAATGTCTACCGGATCAGGGTGATCGGGGAGTTTCCAAAAGGGGACGATGACACTGTCATCCCGATGGATTTACTTGAGAGTGCGCTGCACAGGGATGTGGCGGCCAGCAAGTCAGCGCCGATGGTCTGGGGGCTGGATGTGGCGCGGTTCGGGAGTGACAGGTCAGCGCTGTGCAAGCGACAGGGCAATGTGGTGACCGAAAGCATCCGCACTTGGAAGAATCTGGACTTGATGCAGCTGACGGGGGCGGTGGTGGCCGAGTTCAATGCGCTTGCCCCGAGTGAGCAACCACGGGAGATTCTGGTTGACAGCATCGGTTTGGGCGCTGGGGTGGTTGACCGGCTGCGGGAGTTGGGGCTGCCGGCGCGGGGGATCAATGTGAGCGAATCCCCAGCGATGGGCGGGACATACCGGAACTTGAAGGCTGAGCTTTGGTACAAGGCCAAGGCGTGGCTTGAGGCGCGGGACTGCAAACTGGCCAAGGATGAGGTGCTGATCAGCGAGTTGGCCACAGTGCGCTACACCTTCACCAGCAATGGCAAAATTGCCATTGAGGGCAAGGACGAGATCAAAAAGCGGGGTTTGCCGAGTCCGGACAAGGCAGATGCCTTTGTTTTGACCTTTGCCAGCGATGCCGTGGCGGGAATGTTTGGGTCGGTGGCCAGCAGCAAGTGGAGTCAACCCTTACGCCGAAACCTATCAAGAACTGCATAATTGGGCATTCACAACCAAGGGGGATTTATG